CGATAAGGCGGTGGTAACAGGCTACGATGCGAAAAAGAAACGCGCCATTCGCGCCGAGCGCAAAACCCAACCGCTGCGCGGCAAAGCCAAACGGCACACTTCGGGCGACACGCTGAAAATCACGCCCAACAAGGGCGAGAGCCAAGCCGAAACCAACGCCCGCGCCGATGCCGCCTTGCAAGACGCGCAAGAGGAACGCTGCGCGGGCAACATCACGCTGTTTGGCAACGCCCTGCTGGTGGCGGGGCAAGTGATTGAATTGCAGCGCATGGGTAAATTTAGCGGACGCTATCTGGTGAAACAGGCGCGGCATGATTACAGCAAATCGCGCGGTTATATCACGGATTTGGAAATCAAAATGGTTGAATATATTGCAGAAGAAAGTGAACACAATGATGCGCCAGCCCACCCATAATTTTGCTGCCACCTTGCAGTTTGGCACCGTCGCCGCTGTGGACGCGGCAAAGCACAGCCTGCGCGTTACCCTGCCCGCGCTGGAAAACCTGCAAACCGACTGGCTGCCGATGATTACGCCCGCCGCGCTAGGCAATCAGTTTTACAGCCTGCCCGATGTCGGCACGCTGGTGGTGTGCCTGCTGGACGCGCAGGGCGAAAGCGGCGCGGTACTGGGCGCAATCTACAACGATGCCGACCCTACGCCTGCCAGCAATGCCGAGCTGCACGTTTTGCAGTACCGCAACGGCACGCGGATTGAGCATGACCGCAGCACAGGCGATGTGCGGGTAACAACCAGCGGCAAAGTGTTGGTGCAAGCCAGCGAGGTTACCCTTGATGCGCCCCAAACTACGACCACGGGAAATTTGCTGGTGCAAGGCAGCTTGACGTATCAAGGCGGCATGACGGGCAGCGGCGGCAAGGGGGCGGCGGCGCAAATCAACGGCAATATCCGTATTACGGGCGATGTTGAAGCGGGCGGCAATATTGACGCAGGCGGGGAGATTACGGGAACGAAGGTGAACGAGCGGTAAAGAAAAACCGCCCCATCTGTTCCAATTCACAAAACAGCCGACACCAATACATTATCAAACAGCCGCGCAAAATTCCTGACATCAGGAACTTTGCGCGGCATTTTTTAATCCGCATTAAAAGTTTCAGCCAGCCTGAAACCCTATCATGCCTGCATGATTACCCCCTACCCACGTTCCCAACATTGGCAACTCGCCCCCAACGGCGCGGGCATCACGCAAGGCGCGGACGACATAGATTTGTGCATTCGCCATATTTTGTCCACGCGCAAGGGCAGCGATGTGCTGCGCCCCGATTTTGGCTCCAACCATTTTGATTATTTGGACACGCCCGAGGACGTGTTCCGCCCCAATGCGGTGCGCGAAATTGTGCTGGCGATTCAAACTTGGGAGAAGCGGGCGGTGGTGGAGCGCGTGTTGTTTAGCGGCAGCGCACCGCACATTCAAATGCGGGTGCAATGGCGCATCGCCGCTGGATTGAATGGCGCATTGTCGCCCAGCCCCGTTTACACCACAGGATTAGCCGCAGGATTGAACTAATGAGCGTTACCGAATTAAGCCGCGAAGCCGTAAAGATTGTGGACGACAGCCCCGATACGGTGCTTGCCGAGATGATTGCCGATTACGAGCAGCGCACGGGCAAAACCTTGCAGCCTGCCCATATTGAACGGCTGCTGATTAACACCTTTGCCTACCGCGAGACCCTGCTGCGCGCGCAGATTAACGAGAGCTACCGCCAGCAGCATCCGCGCTTTGCCACGGGGCTGATGCTGGATTTGTGCGGCGATGATGTGAACACGCCGCGCCTGAATGCGTCTGCCGCGCGTTGCACGATACGTTTTCAGGCTGCCGAGTTTCACAGCGAAGTGAACATTCCCGTGGGCACATTGGTGGGCGCGGGCGATGTGCTGTTTGCCACCATTGAACAGGGGCAGCTGACCGCAGGGCAGCCTGAAACCGCGTTGCTAGCGGAGTGCACGACTACGGGCACGCGCGGCAATGGCTGGTCTATCGGGCAAATCAACGCGCTGCAAACCCCGCTGGCGGGCGCGGCGCAAATCAGTGCAGCCAATATCAGCGTGCCCACAGGCGGCGCGGAAGTGGAAAGCGATGAGGCTTACCGCGAGCGCGTGCTGCTTGCGCCCGAGCGGTTTAGCGTGGCAGGCAGCGTGGGCGCGTATCAATACTGGGCGCGAGCCGTCTCGCCCGCTATTTGCGATGTGCACGTGGCGAACGCGGTGGATACATTGGGCAACCCGATTGGCGGCACGGTGGCGGTAACCGTTTTAACCAAAACAGGTGCGCCGACCGCCGAGCTGATTAGCCAAGTGCAGCGCGAGCTGTCTGCCGAAACCAAACGCCCATTGTGCGACACGGTGCTGGTTTACGCGCCCGAGGTGGTGGACTACACGGTAAGCGCCGAGCTGGTGCTGTTTACAGGCGCAAACGCCGCCGAGGTCAAAGCCGCCGCCAAAGCGGCATGGGCGGCATTTGAAGCCGAGCGGCGGCAGAAACTGGGCAGCGACATTGTGCCGCTGGCGATTGCAGGCTGCCTCAAAGTAGCAGGCGTGTACAACGTCATCCTCAAATCGCCAAGCCACACCATCATCAAACCCAACCAATGGGCGCGCTGCGTGGCGCTGGATTTGCGCGTGCTGCCCGAACAGCAGGACGGCTGACAATGAAACTGAGCTACGCCCAAATCATCGAGCGCGACCAGCGCTACAAAATCCTTGCCGATTTAGGCTTGCGCCTCACGCTGCTGGACACGCCCAAGCTGATGCCGCGCCTGGTCGATTTGGTCGCCCCCGCGCATCTGGAACTCTTGGCCGAAAGCCGCAGCATCTTGGGCGTGGACGGTTACTGGCTGGCCGAAAGCGACGACGCACGCCGCCGCCTGATTAAAGGTGCGTACGAACTGCACCGCAAAAAGGGCACGCCGTGGGCAATCCGCGAAATCGTGCGGCGGCTGGGCTTCGGGCAGGTGGAGCTGATCGAGCGCATGGGCAACAAAACCCATAACGGCGAAATCAGGCGCGACGGGCGCTACAGCCACGGGCACAGCGACCGCTGGGCGCACTACCGCATCATCATGAGCGCCCCGATTACCAACGACCAAGCCGCGCTGTTGCGCCGCACGCTCGCCGCTTTCGCCCCCGCGCGGTGCATCCTCGCCGCGCTGGACTACCAAACCGCCAGCCTGCGCCATAACGGGCAAGCAACGCGCGACGGCTCGTTTAACCGCGGCACGGCATAGGCAGCCTGAAAATCCAACCCAACACACAAGGAAAACACATGGCAAACCTCAAAGAAACCGCCCAATGGGAAGAAGGCATCTATCAACTTGAAACCTCCGACCCCGTGTTGGGCGGCGAAAACGGCATTGATAACAAGCCAGCTCGCCAGCTTGCCAACCGCACCGTATGGCTCAAACAAGAGCTGGAAACTGTGCAGCAAGCCCAAGGCAACCGTCAAATCACCGCAGGTGCAGGCTTAACAGGCGGAGGCAAACTTTCCGCCAACCCCAGCTTCGCACTGGCTACGCCGTCCACCCTATCAGGCAGCACCAGCAATTGGGTAGGCAACGGCGCGGTGGGGCATACGCACGAAATCGCCGCCGCTACCGCCACGCTGGCAGGCGTGGTTAAGCTCATCGACGCGCTCAATAGCGATGATGTCACCGCCGCTTTATCCGCCGCGCAGGGCAAGGTGCTTGCCGAGAGCAAGCTGGACGGCAACAGCGGCGTTACTTTATCCACTAACCAGACCATTACGGGTTATAAAGATTTTGCACAGGGGCTTAATTCGGGCGCACCGATTAAAGTCGAGTACGCCAACGATTGGGTGGGCTTTATCGCCAACCAGCCTACCGAGGGCAAAAACATCTTTTTTGACGCTTATGTGGGCAACGTGCCGCGCGGCGGGATGCAGGTGGTGTCGGACGGCAACGGGCAGTACAGCCTGCGTTTTTCGGTTACGCCGCCGGGCGCGACCAACGTCGACCGCCGCACCCACGGCATGAGCGTTTATGACAACTCGGTATGGACTAGGGCGTATGGCTGGCTGCACGAGGGCTTTGTGCGCAGCGGCGTAGGACACCGCCAAAACGCAGGGCATCAGGTAAAGATTGGTTGGAGCGGCGACCGCCTGAAAGCCACGGTGGACAGCACCGACTTGGGCGATTTTGTGTTTGACGGGCATTTTGCTAGCAATTCGTTCGGGCAAAACGGCTATCAGCGTTTGCCGGGCGGGCTGATATTGCAATGGGGCAGATTAAGGGTGCAGGGCGACGGCTTTTACAGGGTATGGATGCCCATCTCATTTCCCAACGCCAACCTTAACGCGCAGGCGACTATTTCCATCGGCGGCGCTGTGCAGGGCAATAACGTGGCATCGGCGCATGTGGCTTGGCTGGAAAACAGCTCCATCCATGTGGGCTTTTCCGAAAACGGCACGTTTGGCGAGCAGGAATTGTTTTGGTTTGCCATCGGACATTGATGTTTTTACGGGAGATTAACCATGATTTATTACTCGCACAGCGCGCAGGCGTTTTTTGACGACCAAATCCACAGCGCGGCGCAGATACCCGAGGACGCGCAGGCAATTGATGCGCAACAGCATCAGGCGTTGTTGGATGCGCTCAACACGGGGGCGCACATTGCGGATGATTTGACCGTTATCCCGCGTCCCTCGCCCGCCCATACATGGGACGGCAAAGGCTGGGCGCTCGACAAAGCCCTGCAGGCCGAGCGCAAGGCCGAGCAGCAGGCGGAAATGTGGGAGCGCATCAAGACGCGCCGCCACGAGGCCACCCGCGCCGGCGTATTTGTGCCGAGCATCGGCAAGTGGTTCCACAACGACGATTCCGCGCGGCAGCAGTACACCTTTTTGCGCACCCTGCCCAAGCTGCCGGAAAAACTGATTTGGAAAACCATCGACAACAGCTTTGTCGAGATGACGCAGGCGCTGCTGGACGAGCTGTCGCTCAAGCTGATTGCCGACGAGCAGGCCGACTTTGCCAACGCCGAACGCCACCGCGCGGCGATGCTTAAAGCCGACAACCCGCTTGATTACGATTATTCCGCCGGCTGGACGCAACCTGCGCCCGAGTTTCAGGCTGCCTGAAAGGGGGAAACATGAAAGAGCCAATCCTCATCGGCGTGCCCAATCTACACCGCGCATCGCTGCTGCTAATGGCGCTGGCCGCCGCGGCAGAGACATCAAGGCAGCCTGAAAAGCCGCAAGGCAACCGCACCGAGCGGCGCAGAAACGGAAAAGGAAAACGCAAATGAGCTGTTACGAAGGATGGGATTTTGCCGTTTGCAACGGCAGGATAATCAAACGATGGGAGCGCAAAAAATGAGCCAAGCCAAAATCTACCTTGCCCTGTACAAAGGTCGCCGCGACGGTACAGACGCGCGGGTATGGGCAGCACGCTTTAGCGATTGGCTGACGCGCAAGCTCACACGCGGCATCTACTCGCATTGCGAGATTGCCGTCGCAACCGATGTGGCTGTCGGAACAATCACCCGTGGGCAGTACAAAGGTCGCGCAACCGATATCAGGCAGTTTGACTGCTACTCCAGCTCGATACGAGACGGCGGCGTGCGCCATAAAACCATGCCGCTGCCCGCGACCAAATGGGACTTAATCCCGCTGACCGACCCTTCAGGCAGCCTGAAAGCCAATCTAGCCGCCGTGTTTGCCCGCACACAGGGGCAGTGCTACGACTTGGCCGGTGCGCTGGGCGTGGTGTTTAAGACCCGCCAACGGCACGACCGCTGGTTTTGCAGCGAGTGGTGCGGCCAAGTGCTCGGCCTGCCCGAATCGTGGCGCTTTTCGCCCAATGATCTCGCTGCCATCGCCCAAGGCTGCCTGAAAGAACAAGCGGAGGGCGAAGCATGACCGCCCCCGACCCTATCGAGTTTTACCGCCGCCACGCCGAAGAGGCGCGCGAGCGGATGGGATCCGCCCGCCCCGCCGGCGGGTACGCCACCCCCGCCCACGCCCCGCGGGGGCG